ACAGAATCTATGCCTATTTTACTTTTATTAGGGAAAGTAAAAGGATAAGGAATCCTTATAAAAAAAAGATAAAATAAAGGGAATTCCTTATCATTTAAAAGGAATGCGAAAACTTCCGCGCGTGACCGTAATGCAGCCGTAATTCAGCCGAAATTCGTTAATCACGTACTTCCGGCGTAATTCAGGCGAGATTCAGGTATAGAAAGATATCTTTACCTATATGTGAAAAGACCGCCCGCCCACCCCAAAAAAAAACCGTCTACTCCGCAAGGATTTTCTCAAAACTCCGCTTTTACGCCTTTTTTAAGCACACCATAATTATGGTGGGATATTTTAAGAAAAATATAGGCTAAGACTGGGTGAGACCATAAACAAAAGGCGGGTTTTAGGGTGAGGTTTTTTCGCTTTTTCGCCAAATGCAGAAATAGTAATTTCAAAATTTGGGGGGGACCTCCTCAAATATATATAAAAAAATATCTTTTTATTTATCAGCACTTAAAGATAAATCTCTTTTTATATATATCAAAAAACATGCCTTACATTCCTAACCCCCTTAACCTTGCATACGACGCAGAAATCCCAAACGGACACTACAGTTCTTACTATAACAGTTATAAACCTGATATGCTAACCTATGAAAGAATTAAATTTGACTTTGAAGTCACCGGTCATACCTCAAAAGGCTCTAATAAAATTCGTGTGATTAGCCACCCCCAAGATTCTAAAGGTACATGCACAAGGCTTCGCAAAAATGGGTCTTTTACCGTTCCAATTTTTGATAAATTAAGTAATTCCAATAAACTTGTGCAAGTCACAAATATTTACCCTTTCCACTATACCAAAGAGCAGCAAATGGCTGACGAAGAAAATTTAGGCGTAGAAGGCGAAACTATCAAGTTTCCATGGTGGTTTTAAAAATAAAGCATAATTTTTTTTTTACTTGCACATTGATTTTGAAAATCAATCCGCACATGAATTTTAAAAAGTGATCCGCACATTGATTTTGAAAAGTGATCCGCACATTGATTTTGAAAATAAAGCATAAATTTTTTTTTACTTGCACATTGATTTTGAAAAACGATCCGCACATTGATTTTGAAAAACGATCCGCACATTGATTTTGAAAAACGATCCGCACATTGATTTTGAAAAACGATCCGCACATTGATTTTGAAAAACGACGTGCACAAGCATATCCGCACAAGCACAAAATTCCTTAAATATATATTAAAAAATATCTTTTTATATATCAGCACTTAAAGATTAGTCACTTTTTATATATAAGAAAAAAAATGCCTCACACCGAACTATCCTTCGCAATGAAAACCCGCCTTAGCAGTATCATGTACGATTACCAACAAATGAATGACTTGAATGACTATACTAATAATCACATTAGCCACATTACATATCTACTTTCTATGAAGCCATATAAGGGCGCAGTATTTTGGCTTGGTCCTTATAAATTTGATATTCAACTAGCAATTGATTTTCATAAAGAACATGTTGGTGATTTTCCAAAAAATACTTACAGTAAATTGACTAAAATTTTTGAACAATTTTAATAACTTTTGTATTAAAACTCCATAGCATTAAAAAATTCCTGAATTAATTTTGGAGGTATTCTATATCTATCTAAAGTTGTTGAGCCTTTACCAAGGTTACCATGTTTAACTCCTCCACCGTCCACGCTTTTTTTATGTCTTAATTTATCACGTTTTGCTTTACTGTTGCAACATACCTTTTTACCGTCAATCATTTCATATCCATTGGCTAATACAACATTGTGCTGTCCGTTCTCCATGTTACCACATTTGCGATTACATAATTGTGCATTGAAGTCGTCTATGTTAGTCCAAAATCTAGTTCTTTTTTGATAACCCCAATCACTGTACATACAATAATCAAGGTCGTAATAGTTATTATACTCTGGATACTCACTGGCTATATAATCTTTCATTGTGCCTGTAGCCGGATTCTCAATCCAGTAATACATTGGACAAAAATATTCAAGTATTTCAAAAATCTTATCTACCATTGGCTTACCATATAAATTTTTATCACGCTCAATATCTTCTCGTGTTACTACTGAGCCGTCAGGATTTATACTCTTTGATTTTCTACCAATCCAACAATATCTCAACTTACTCCAAAATAAGCACACTGGAGAAGCAGTTATAACGTCAAAGTAATCATTACTAAACTGTTTATAATCCCATGTCATTATATCTTCTTTTATATGGTAATTAGATCTATAACCAGCGTTTTCAGCACCCATATCTCTATCTAATGAAATCACGTCAAAGCCGTTTTGTTCTGCAACTTTACCAATAGAATGTGTACCAGAAAATAATTCTAATAATCTCATATATTTATACGTTATAAATTATTTTTACATTTTCATTAACGTTTTAGCCAAAGTGGCTCGTTTCTTCATTAACTTAGTCATTTTCAATTTATTACCTCTAAAGTCAAACTCTTGACCTACTTCAACCTTAGCGATTTTATTCGCTTCACTTTTCATTAAAGGCTTATCGTCTTTTTTTATTTTTAACATTCTTTTAAAAGACCCCTCTTTTAATTCTTCAAATGGGATACCACCCTCAGTTTCGGCTGCACTTTGTTTAGCCTTACGTTTTGGTGGGCTGTTCTTAGGTTTAGATCCATAATGAGAAGGCATTATTTAATAAATTATAAATAGAAAAAAACTTAAACAGTTTTTACTAATGTTTCTGTGTTAAATCCAGCAATGTTTCTAATGTATGACTGAACAATTTCTGGCTTACTTGCACGAGTGGCGGGGAGTACTGTGTCACCGGAGTTGACACCAGACTTAATAATCTGGTCATAGTCGCGCATTCTATAATCACTTGTTCCGCCCATTGCAAAAGTGTAATCTAAACCAACTCCCATAGCGTTAGCGCGGCAGTTATTACCACAGCCCTCAGTAACGAGGGTGGTTCCACGTGTGCCGTCATACTGAGCCTCTATTGAATCTTCTTCTTCTCTTAAACCAACTGAGCACTTACTGGCTAATGAACCGTTAAGGACTGAACGCTGAAATAAGTTACGAACTTCACTATCACCAACCATACCAACACGAGGGAGAACGTTTTGGGCTGAGATAGCGGTGCCGTCCTTGTTTGTTTTTGTTAACTGGTTAGGGACTACTTCTACTACGAAGTCCTGAGGCTGACGAACGTTGTTCTTTTGCTGTGTGTAACTTTCAAGGCCAAGAGGGACTCTAAAGTCGCTACCGTTCTGCGCTCTGTTGTTTTCTTGATCTTGGTCTAAGTAAAGGTTGACTATACCACGAACAGCGGCGGCGTTTGGTGTGTATTTGGCTGAGTTAGTTGAAGAGTTGACGTCGTTAATAAGGTTGAATCTATCACTAAGAAGCATGTTAGGGTTATAATCCTGTAAGTCCTGAGGAGTTGGGACTAAGAGACGGCCAGTGAGTCTAAGGTCTTTTACGATAAAATAACTGCCGGTAGCGTCAAGGTCAACGCCATTGGACTGGTCTAAAAATCTGTTGTAGTAGAACTGGCCCTCCTGATTAAGTTCAAGATTAATTATAAGTCCACCGAGTTCGCTATTACCTAAATGAATTGGCTTACTGTTATTTAAAAGTGCAGTATCTAGTTTAAATGAGAATGGCTTTCCGTACTGTGGGTCGGCTTGACTTGTAATATTTTTCATTTGCTGCTCAGTACCACCTGCTGCGCCTGTGACCTGATTATCCATAAGACTTGAGTGTCTGTTAATATGGTTAGCCTGTGTACCCGCTGCGTCGGCTCTAATAAGTGGTGAGGTTAAATAATCTTCTTTGCCGTGAGTCCATGCGTCGCGAGTATTGACAAACATAGGATAATTGCGGTGCTCACTAATTGAGACTGAAGTCTTTTTACTTTGAACAAAAACACGCTTAACCATGTTCTGGACACCACCCCAATTACTAATATTATTGTTAGTGTATGCCTGAAGACCAGCGCCATTATTAGCGTTGAATTCGGCTAAGGTGGTTGCTGCTGCTGCTTTGCAGGTAAGTGGTGCGCCGGTTGAAGTTACGTGGATAATGCGACCGGTTAAGTACATATCGCTAGTATCTAGTAATCTATCCTGTGCTGAAATCTGGAACTTAATGTTAGCGTTTCCCTTAACGTTGGAGAATCCGCCAGTTAAAACATTGGCGGCTGAGGATACGCTTTGGTCGTTGAGTGGTGGGATTGAATAATACACTTTGGAAACGGGCATTTTATTGATAATAATTACTAATAAGATAATTTTAAGAAAAAAATAAAAAAAATAATCGTTTTTATTCTGGATCCTGTGGAGGCTGGGGTGGCTGGGGTGGTGGTTGTGTTGCCTGTTGTACTTGTCCGGCGTCAGGTGTTGCCTCAACGCCTCCAGCCGTTAACTGCTGTAGTGCACGTTCTACCTGATTCCTAGTATTTAATGTAGATTCATAAACGGCTGAAGATAATTGAGGGTTTCTTAAGAAGTCTTCAAGTGTTACTAATTGTTCTTGTAAGCGGGCTAAAAGATTACCTGGATTTCTAGGGTCGTTTCTTTGCCTTTCTCTAATTGCTGCTGCTCGCTCAGCCCTACGTTGTTCGCCAAAAGCCTCGGTAAGACTACCACCTAATTGCGAAAATCTACGGGCTTGATCTCTGGCTATTCTATCGGCTTCTCTTGCTCGTGCGTCGGCTGATATGCCTACCCGACCGCCTGCACCCTCGGGTGGTTCTAGTAGTGCTTCTTCAATTGGCGGTAAAGAAGGCTCAAATCTTTCGGGCTGTCTATAATTCGGGTCGCGTTCAAATGGTTCTGGTTCTAATGCTGGAACACCCAATCCAGCCTGTGCGTCTAGTACGGCTTCTATGTCGTTTAAGTCTTCGTCTGGTATTCCGCTACCTCCCCCTCCGTCGCCCATAATATTAGAGATATCCATTCTAAGGTTAGTGCCTTGTTTTCCTTGATCTGTAGATTTCTGTATTATAGAACTTAATGCGCCTGATACTTGCTGAGATTTAGCCTCTTGTGCAGCACTTGCTAAGAAATTTGTAGGCTTGGGTATTGGTATAGATATTTTAAATAAAAATGAAGAATCGGGCTCTAAGTCAATGTCTGTTAAATCTGGATTTAATACCGCCATACTAATAGTATTTATTTGCTTTGGATTAGATAAGGTATGAGTAAGGACATTTCTATCGGCTACATAATCCTGATTACTTAAGTTAGATTTTGGAATTATATCCAAAATGCCTGTATTTTGTTGATTCTTTAAAACGTCCACTGGCTCTACTAAATCACTAGTAATAACCATGTAACCATTTTTGGATAGTGTTGGTAATTTCTTTGCTGTAAAATCTTTACTACTAGTTATTACTGGAATCATGACAGCCTGCTTATAAACTGAACCCTGAAAGGCTGCAACGTTTAAAGCAGCCCCAGTACCCAAGTCATTATTATAATTAGCACTGGGAACATTATTACCAGTCATTCCAAAAAATTGGACATTAGATACGGCTGGTAATGCACCTCTAAAAGGTGCTTTAAAGACAGCGCCGCTTGAGTCTTTCTGTCCTGCAATTCTTGCGTCCTGCTTTGTTTCACTTAATGGATTATAAAGGGTTGCGATATTTGGGATAATACTTTGGTCGCGGTTTTGGTCTGTAGTAAAACCATTTAAGGTCTGGTTTGTCCCAAACCAATTAACGTTAGTAGACCCTGCTCCATTTTTTTGTAAACTGGCTAAATCGTCATACTGAAAGCCTAACCTTGACCAGACTGTGGTCTCCCAGGCCTCTTTAGCCTTATCAACCGTAGAGAAAAATTTCTCATATAAGCGATATTCGTTACATTTAGTTTTTTGTTCATTAGTTAAATCGGGTTTATTATAAGTAAATTCTACGTCTCCTAATCTACTAGCAGTATCAAAAGCCCAGTTAGTAACTAAAATTCCTGAAGTCCTAGACATAATAGCAGTTAATGCGCGGGTTACGGTTGGGTTGGCTAGCGAAATGTTAAATGCTTCGGTTGGTGATTTATTAAATACACACTCCTGGCCTGCATTCTGTAAGTTTGTTCCAAATCTATCTATTGTTGGAATACGTCTGGGCTGGTGTAATTTACTTAATGAATATCCTGAATTGTTAGTATCATATTTTATCTCAAAGCCAGTAGTACCGAAAGCCATACCCGTAAAATATGGGTTGTATTGTGCAGTAGTAAAAGTTCTTTTATTAAGTGGATTAGCATAACTATTGGCTTGTTCAAATCCCTGATAGTATTTAGCATTAGGATTAGAAGTAACACAAATTTTACCAAATTGATTGGGGCCCGGATTTATGTTAGCAGCGTTAAACCCGCCTTGTTCGGCGTTTTCTCTACATGTATTATTAGTGTTTGGACTAACTGCTATAATATCACAAATCCCCTCGCGCTGAAAGTTTATGTCTGTTTCGGTACTTACTTCTGTAAAATCTAAAGCGCCCAATCTACTAAATGGTAAATACTTAAAAAATGTACCGTCGTCGGGATTCTTTGTCCCTGCGGCTACTTCTTTCCAAGTATCAATCAATTGCATTTTAAAATTACGGCAAGTAGCATTATTAACAAAGAAACCGTTCCAGGTTTCGTTTTCTTTACGGAATGAGTAAAAATCTGCATTACCGCTATCGTCGTTATTAGCGTCAATAATACGATTAATGTTTATCTGCTCACTTATTTTGGTGGCTAATTTTTCAATAGCATAGATCCCCTTTTTAATAAAAATCCTACTTTTACCGATTAGTGGGGTGGCTACGTTTGTACCGTCGGGACTGGTAACCTGAGTAAGTAAAGGCATAATGTTCTCGGTATAGCCTGCAAACGATAAATTATCTTGGTTAGTTTGGGTTAAGACCCCAGTTGCTAGTGGAAATTCTTTGGTTATATTTTGTTTTACTGATAAATCAACTACTAAATTGTAATCTATTAATGTGGCTACTGAGGCTACTGGTTTTTGGACTGGATAGTCGTACGTTGTATCTACTCCGTAATATTGATAAATAATAGTTTCTTCTATATCTTCATTTATCTCAACCGACGCTCCATTGATACCCTTTAAATTTATTATAGAACTTTGCAGCCCTATCTCCGTGCCTGTGGGTAATTCCATTACATTTGGTAAGCGGTATTCAAATCTATTATTTGTACTATTTACGTTAACGGAATTTTTAGTATTAACGTCAATGTAAACTGTATTAGACATTTTTGTATAAATATACAAAACATTTAATTTACTCTCTTTTTAGCATAATTTTTAACACTACTAATATAAGAACCTAATTTGGCTTTTAATTTAGAATCGTCTAAAATTTCTTCTTCGGTAATGTTGCCTAAGATCTTTTCCATGCAATCAAACTCAGCGACGCTACTTAATTTTCCCATTACTTCAGCCTTTACGTCTTTATATTTTTTAATTTTTCTTTCTTTTTCAAAAGTCTTAACTTTTTCTCTTGCAATTTCTTGTTGACTCAATTTTTTCTTTTTTGCCTCTTTTTCTTTTGCAGCAATTTTATTTGCTTTTTCTAAATCTTTCTGTTCTTTCTTTATCTGTTTAACGGCAGCAGCCTTAGCCTCTTCTTCTACCTTGGCTTGGCGTTTGGCTTTGGCTTTGCGTCTGCCCTCTGCTAGTGCCTCTTTTTGTTTTTCTGTTAGTACCCTTTTAGCCTTAACCTTTTTGTCAAAGACTTCGTCCTCCTTAATTTCTTTAACAGTTATTTTTATTGGCTCTTCAGTGTCGCTCATGATTTATAAATTAAATATAGAAAATTATTTAAAAATTTTAGCCCTCAATAATATGTTGGTATATAGTACCAAAACCAAAAATGTCAGGCTCTCTCATAGTAGGAGTTAACCCCAGTAATGTTTTACAAAACTGCGAAGTAACCGCCGCAGGCCACTTAAAAATGGATATCGCCTCTAGCGGTGGCGGTGCATTATCAGCCAACGTAGACGTCACCGGTAACTCAATCGGTCTCGCTACTTCTTCTAATCAGTCAACCGCCAACTCTTCACTTGCTACCTTAGCAGGCGCTGTTTCAGGTAGTGAATTTCAGGTAGACGTAATCACCTCAGCCTTACCCTCTGGTGCTGCTACTGAATCTTCGCTTTCTACTGTCGCTAGTAATACAACCGCCTTAGCCGCCGCTGTTTCAGGTAATGAATTTCAGGTAGACGTAATCACCTCAGCCTTACCCTCTGGTGCTGCTACTGAATCAACCCTAGGTGCTGCTCTAGGCGAATTACAGACTATGGACGCTAGTTTATCAAGTATTCAGTCTAATGTCGCTACTAGTTCTTTACAGAACACTGCTAACGGTATTCTAACTAATGCTGAAGCACACCTAGGAACTATAGACACAAGCACCGCCACCGCTTCAACTACCTTAACAGGGATCTCAGCAAAACTCCCAGCAGCCCTCGGTCAGGATATCATGAGCGACTCGCTCTCTGTCGTAATCGCCAGTAACCAGTCCTCAATCCCAGTCTCTTCAGCCGGTGCTAACGTAACCGCTTCTAGTGAAACTGCTTCTCCTGGTGCAGGTGTTACCACTAATTCAACTGCTGCGGATATGAATGGATTCGTTAACGTAGCCATTTTCGGTAATAGTAATAATACAAGTGACCAAATTAACGTACAGATAAGTAATGATAACTCTACATTTTTCTTAGCCCCAATCTACTTCGTATCCCAGAACTTTTCTACTGGTGATTTTGCAGTTAACATTACAGACACTGCCGTAAGATATATTAGAATATCACAGGCTAACACCACTGGTAGTGGTAAGTCATTAACTATTATTACTTCTAAAAAGTAAAAATCTCCTTGTAATGTTCGTAATCAGGTAGGCTTAGGTATGCTTGTCTTAAGTCGTGTATTGTTACGGGTATATCTATTATTTTTTTAGTAAAATTCATAATACCATTAGAGATATTAGATTTTTTTAAAAGCCTTCCACTTGCTGAGGTGAAGAATATATTTAAGTACGGCTTTTTATAATGCGAAATGTATTTAAGTAAAATTTTATTAACCATACTAGAGCGGATTGTATAGCATATTTGTTTTTGTAATCTTTTATTATGTCGTTTATTTAATATTAAGGTAAATGTGTTTTTATTTGTTTCGTGCAGCAGGTAAATGTCTTTATTTAAGCAGTCGGCTGGTGTTTTATTTTTTACGTATTCTACGAATATTAGGTGGTGCAATTTTATCGGTACTTCGTAAACCAAAAAAGCCAAAAACATAAAATTACGGAAATTAGTAAAACTAACATTAGCCATTAAAAATTCGTCGTGACACTCCTCTATAATATCGTGAAGCGGTCTAAAACTTGCTATTTTTAAGTATGTGTTCGGGTTATTTTTCATATCTATTAAGTCGCTAATTGTTTCGTTGTACTCCTCTATTACTCCTTCGGGCATTGAATGAACTTCTAAAAATACTACTATAAATTCCAGCGTTTTTAAAGTAGTCAGCGGAGAGTATCGGCTTAATAATTGTGCTGTCAGTTCTTCCGTGTTTTCAATAATCGTGGTGTCCCATGTATTAGCGTCAAAGTTATAGAAATCAGGAAACACGCGATTAAGTCTTTTAAGATTGAGTAAAGACTCTTTAAAATCGTATTGTTTAAATTTCAACATGCGTTTGTTTTATATAATAAATATAGAGACATTTTATATATGAATATAGACGAAGAGGGGCTTCAATTAATTGCTGTACCTAATAAAAAGGGTAAAAAGTATAATTTTGTAAAAGTTACTTGTATCCATTGTAAAAAAGAACGATTACAAAGGATTGATAAATATAGAATTAGAAAAACTGATTTATGCTTACAGTGTAATGCAAAAACTCTAGATCCTGACAATACCACTCACGGGTATAGTAAAACTAAGTTATATAATAAATATCATAATATGGTGCACCGTTGCTACAATACCAAAAATAAAGGTTTTAGATTCTATGGTGGTAGAGGTATAGGGATTTGTCTAGAGTGGCTGGACTCTAGAAATGGATTAGATAATTTTTGCAAGTGGTCGCTAGCCAACGGCTTTACTGAAGAAAACAATTTACAAATTGATAGAATAGATAATGACGGTGATTATAGTCCTGAAAATTGTCAATATATTACTAAAAGAGAAAACCTTGAGAAAATGAATAATCTCTTCGGTGTCGCCGGTAGAGTAGTTAAAAAGGCTAAGCCAGTTCCTCAATATGAAAATCTTATAGATAAACTTAAATTGGTTGAAAAGAATGTAGGACAAGTAACTAGCGACGATTACGTGCCCCTTTGGGATTTTCTAGAAAATTTAGGAAATAAAAAAAAACCTGTTGATAATGTATAAAAAATGTACGGTTCTTCGCGAATGCCCAGAATGTCCATGGAAAAAAAAAATAGCCCTAAAAGTTCTAAGCCAAAGGGCTCTATGTCTGCAATGAGTGACGCTGATTATTATAAAGAACATAAGAAACACCATAGTGATAAACATATCAAAGCAATGAAGGCTTTACAGCGGTTAGGCGTTGATAGAAGCAAAGCCCATAGTTATGTAAAAAAATATGTAGATTAAAAAAAGTTATCATAACTATCGCTTAAGTACGTTCTCAGGATTTCAATCATATTCTTGACCTCGTAATCTAGTTCTGCGTGCTCGCTTACCATATCTACTATGCGAATGAAGCCGTAGGCACTAATTATACATTTTTTAAGTTCGGCTACTTCTTCTTGCATTTTAATTACTTCTTTATCTTTTTCGTTAAACTGTTCTTTTAATTGATTCACCAATTCAAGATATTCTCCCTCAAGCATTATTAATATTATTTTGTTTTTTTTTTCTACTTTATACATATAACCATGTCCTTTAGAGCAAAACTCTTAGAACACCTTACCGCCCTACCTGTAACTGAAGTAAAAAAATTAGTCAGTAAGTACAATAAAGAACTTGACATTAAACCTATTTCTAAACTGAAAAAAGCCGAAATCTTAGCGAAGATTAGTGCAAAAAAACCTATGGATAAGCAATTGCTTACTAAGTTAACAAATGAAGCCCGTGCGACACGTGAAGGCAGGAAAGCCCAGAAAGCCAGTGAGAAAGAAGCAGCGAAGAAGCCGGTTGAAAAGTTCGGTACTGAAAAGAAAAAGATTAAGGTTAAGAAGGCTAAGCCAGATTTTTTAGACCTTGATAAAGACGGTGATAAAAAAGAGCCAATGAAGAAGGCTGCAAAGGAGGCTAAGAAAAAGCCTAAACCAATGTCTAAAGAAGACGCCAAAGCATTCAACGAAGCATTCGCCAAGGCACCTGAAGAAGAAAAGGGTAGCCTATTCCCCGATAAAAAAAAAGAAGAGTCACAATTAAGTAAAAAAAGAAAAGAAGTCATGGAAGTCTATGAAAAAAGAAAAGATAAATTAAAAGATATCCCAATAGAAGGACTAAAAGGAGAGCCTAAATCTGCTCCAATTTATTTAAAAGATATTAAAGAGGCTAAGACCCTAACAGAATTAGAAAGGTTAGAAGGTATAATGATAACTAAGTACAATAGTAGCGGTAGCACTACGGTATTCGGCAGAAAACCTAGAAGTGGCTTACATATTTATGTATTGTCGCAAGACCCAGACGATAAAGACGACACATTTAGACAGGAGATCCGGTTTAGTGAGGGTAAAGGAAAAAAACCTACACCCAATGAATTAAAAGACGCCAAAGAGGCTTTTGAAAAAAGAAAGAAAAATAAAAAAGTTAATACATACTTAAAATTGGCTTTAATGGACGGCTCTAAATTGATTGACTTTGATAGAGATAAAGCAGCAATAAACAAATTTGAAAAAGACGGAAAGGTTGCAAATTAGTTGATTTTATTTTTAATTTTCTTTAAGTATCAAGATTTACTCAGTTTATATAGAATTAATTAATTAATTAATTAAAAGTATTTAAAAAAATATCTTTTTATATATATATAAAAAAAATGACCAGACAGAGACACGAGGAGATTATCAACTCTAAATTTATTGACTATATTATCCAGAATAATTACGAAGAACTTGCAGACTATGATAAGAAACTGCTACCTAAACTTAAATCTAAAAATAATAAGGTTACCCCAATGTACAAAAAGGGCGGTGTTTTTCTAGACGACCGTAACTGGTGCAGTAAGGGATTGGCTGGCCTTTCACGTAAAGTACGCAATACCTTAGCCTACCAGAATTACATAGACGTAGATATTAAGGCTAGTGTGTTTGCTGTTCTTGTTTATCTAGCAGACAAATACGAATTGGATATACCAGAGATTGAGAATCATTTTCAAAATCGCGACGCTTGTCTCCAGAAGTGGATTAGTAAAGGTATGAGCCGAGACGAGGCTAAAAAGGTTTACGCTAAAAAGCCTTTTGACAACTACGACGGCTGGTACGACCCAAGTAAAATGACTGCTCTAGACAAGGAGGTTAAAATGGTTCAGGACTTTATTTGGAATCATGACGACTTCCAGCGTGATAGGCTTTACGTAACTAGGAAAGGACAGCAACTACACAAGAACAACCCACGAGGCAAATTGTTGGCTCATGTCTATTTTACTATTGAGTGGGCTATTGTTGAAAAGGCTATGGACTTCTTAGAATCTAAGAACTGTTTCGCCGTTGCAGATCTACACGACGGCTTTTTCGTTCCCAAGTCTATAGAAAATAATTTATTAAATGAAATGAATAAATTTATTAAAAATGAATCTGGCTACGAACAAATAACTTTTATTAAGAAAGAAATGGCGGAGTTTCTTGATATACCTAAGGAGATTATTGAGAACTACGACGTTCACGGACAAGCGGTAGCAGTTAAGGAATACGAAGAATTAAAAGAACAGTTTGAAAAAATAGTAGGCTTTGTGCATAAACCAAAGCGTTTTATTGAACGTCACTGCGACGGTACTTTTAGCGAAATGTCTAAGGACGATTTAATTAATGGCTATGAAGCCCACAAAATGTTTATAGGTAATAATTCACATGCAGTATTTACCGCTAAGCCGTCTTCTTTTATTCGTAATTGGTTATTGGACTGTGAACGTAAAACCTACGACGATAAGACTTTTATCCCAAGTCTTGAAGATTGTCCGCCCCGTCTTTTCAATACGTTTTCCGGATTTTTTGTAGAACAGTATAAGCCCGAGATTATTACTAATACAGACTATGACGATTTAAATATTATTAAAAACCACGTTTTGCAACTATGCAACGATAACTCCAATAATGTTAGTGATATGTTTAATTATGTACTTGATTGGTTGGCTCACCTTTTTCAGCACCCGACTGAGCGGACTAATTCTATGCTCATTTTCAAGGCTGGCGAAGGTATCGGTAAAACTATGTTTGTTGATTTTATTGCCTCCATGTTGTGCAATGATAATAAAACAAAATACGCTTTTAAAACTTCTAAGCCTGAACAGTACATTTTTGGCGATTTCAACGACGCCGTAACTAATAAAATGCTTATTTGTTTTGAAGAGTTAAGCAAAAATCAGCAGTTCATTGATAAATTAAAAGACTTTGTTACAAATGATACCGCTAGTGTAAATGCAAAATTCCAACAGCGTAAAGAGATCAAGGTCTATCACCGTGTTATAGCCACTACTAATAACGAAAATGTTATTTGTGTAAGTGATACAAACCGTAGATTTGTTCCCATTGAGAGTAAGCGCGAAAAAATGACGGTAGCCGAGATAAAAGAAACTGTTAAGGCTTTCGGTAACCCTAACGCTATGAAATTATTTTATAATGAACTAATGCAGCGTGACATTGATAAGCGCGATTTTAGCGACTTTCCTAAATCTAATATTTATAATCGTCTTATGGCTACTAGTTCTAATCCTGCTATGTCTTTTATGGTTGACTATTTTGGAGTTGAGAAGACATTTCCACAATACAAAGGAGACGATTACGTAGGCCAAAAAGACTTGTACGTAGATTATAAGGAATATTGCGAGGAGTATAGATTAAATTACAAAGATAGAAGAGATTTTATTACTTTTGTTATGTCAATTGGTGATTTATTCAAGGATATGCACCACAAGAAATTTAAGACAAAAATACTCACTTTTGATTTTATTTCTGTAAGGACTTATTTGAAAAAGCGAGGTTACACAATGGCGGAGGAACTTGACAGCGGTAATTGTAGCGAGGAGGAGGAAGCACCAAACATAGACATTTAATTTATGCAATTACATATTTCTATATAATTCTATTATAAACAAAACATTTTATTTTTTCTTTAAATCCGTGTTTTCATTTCTTAAATGAAAATATTATTTATTACTATTTAAAAAAATATTGTTATATATATATAGAAAAAAATGACTACCCTCTCCGCGACTCATGCAAACGAAATCAAAAACGAAATTGTTGACCATTTACTAAAAGAAAAATACGAAAAATTAGAGGCCAGTCGTAAGGCTGCCGTCATTAAGTATTATAAAAAAAAATGGAAGCCCGACAAAGATACTATGACAGAAGAAGAACTTCAGGAATATGAACAACGCCGAAAAGAGCGTAATGATAAGGCTCGTGCAAGATATTACGCTAAGCAGGAGGAAAATAAGCAAAGATCTAAAGACCGATATTACCGGCTGAAAAAGGAAGCCGAGGAAAATAAAATTAAGTTAGAAAATTTAAAGACTAATGAAAGTATCTAAATATATATGACTAAACCCATTGGCTCAGTAACTATAAATAAATGTATATCCTGGCGTGTTAAATTAAGGACAAATAATGGTATTGAAGAGAAACATTATAGAGATTTAAAAACACTAAGTGAAGACTTAGGGATTCACCGTAGCGTAGTTTATAGGATTTGTAATCAACAGCAAGTTGCTAGTAGACGTAAAAACATATTGGCTATAGATAAAATAATTTTTAAATGATTTTGTACGGTGGATAGTTATAGGTTTTTTTGTACTCTGCTTCATTTTCTTGGGCTATTTTTATTTTTACGCAATTTAAGGTTTTACGAATACCAAAAACCTTAATTATATTTTGTAATTTTTTGCACTCACCACAATAATAATTGGTGTTTGTATAACCCAGCCAAACGGCTTCACATAGGTAGCAATATCCCATAATATATCTAACGATATTTTATAGATATGGATATTTTTAAAGTTTGTTATATTTCAACCGTTTATAAAGAAGGAATCGTAACCGAAGAGCCAGTAACATGTTTTTTTAATGATATTAATAAAATAAGAACTGACTTTGGCTTAACTAAGGAAGAAATAATTAAATTATATTACAACATTGGAATAAATCAAGACTTTATAAAAAATTCTAAATCAGTTGTAAAAAGTATAGAAAAATATACGGAACAAGACAAGAACAACGAAAAGCCTAAATTTTGTGTTCATTTTAATTAGAATGAATTAATTAAGGGGCATAATACTGCATTTATATTAATATTTACTAAGGTTTGTGTTGTCGGTGCTCCAGCGTCTGGTATTAAATTAACCATAACCATTCTTCTAGCGTCAATTTTACCATTAAGCCTATAAACTAATTGTGCATAATTAGTAGATAATCTAAAATCTCCAATAGATCCTCTAATCATTGTATCTAAATTTAATTCATAAACTCTAATAGTGGCTGGAAATCCAATAGCCGAAAGGTTAATATCTGTTAGCATTAATTCATTATTTCTAGGCACAAGGAAATAGCAGCCGTGTGATACGTTATCGCCCGGTGGAATCTCTGCAAAAATGGTTACTCCTGTGCTATTAGTAACAAAAATAGACCCTGAATTTTGTAAAAGAGTACCGGTTGAACCTACAGTAACTCGGTGAACTGCTAAGGCTTGAACCCCAGATACAATATGAACCCCTACGCCAGCAGGCATAGCAAAGCCTACAGTTTGTTCGTCGTAATTTTGGTCTATATAGTCAATGGTTATAGTTCTAGCCCCAGTCCCACCAGTGGTATCATTAACCGAAGTATTTTGAACATAAACATTTATAGGTGTTGTCCCTATATTTAAAACGTCAAAGTTATTAACGCCGATAGTATATTGTGTAGAGTTTTGTTGGTTAGTAATACCTTGAATATTTACTTTTTTAAAATCGTCATGTAGACCCCTAACCATATCTACATTAAAATCGTTGGCTACTCTTTGTAGTGAGGTATTAGCGTCAACTTTTATTTTACTATTAAGAAATGTAGAGGCATTGAATTGAGTTATTAGCGATACGTGAGTAGATAATATAAATGAGCCAGCGGTACTAGTGGTGTTATTTAATTCTATTTGTATGTACTGTGGTGGAATATCAAACCGGCGGTGAAAAGTAGTATTAGCCGTGATATCTTTTTGGAAAAATAAAAGCCTATCGGTTTCACTTTCTGTAGGTGACGTGAATATTTTAAATGTCGTGGCTACTGTAGTATTAATGTTAAAATCTAGTAATGAAAAGTGTTGTAGGAAATAAAGTCCAGATTTAAAACCAGTAGCGGGATAAGTTCCTTGTTCACTCAATGCTTGCAATCTAATATAATCTCCAGCGTTTAAAGACATTTATATTTAATTAATACATTTATTTTAAATTATTTTCTTTTAATAGGTTATTAAAACAAATGAACTCTGCAACAAATACCAAAATGATTTCTTTAGTTCCAACTAATGGAACCGAATTTACTTTAAGTTCTGGCCAAAAAGTCGTCTACGAAATTCCAGCAAATGTCGCTCTAATGAAGGGTCGCGATTCATACATGGTATGGGATATAGAAAACACCTCAGCCGATAATAATAGACTTATGGTAAATAGTCAGGCTGGCTGTGAAGCCGTCATTTCTAGAGTTGATATTTATGCACTTAGAGACGGAACACACATTGAAACACTTAACCACTATAACCAAATAGCCGCTATGGCTAATCAGTATCTTTACGAAGATAAAACAAATTTACAGTCCCTTCAGGGCTGTGGTAAGAAGGTCTACGCCCACGATCAGTCAGCCACCGCTGCCTCAGGAGTTACCCCAACCCTTGGCTCAGCCCACAATCCAGAGGATTCTCAATTATCTCCTGTCAATTCAACTGACGGCACACAGGCATTTAATTTTAGAAGATTTACAGCCCCACTTAAGTCCGGTTTCTTAGGTCGCTGGTGGGACGACGAGCGCCTCTGCCCTGTTCTTGCTACTGGTGGTGTCCGTGTAGAAATTACATTAGAAGACCCACAGATAGCCCTCCAAGTATTAAATAACAATTTAAGCAATCACGCAGGCGGTGCTGCAAACATTACCCCAGAAGCAGCCATAGGCGAGGGTGCAGTCTGTGCTAATACTCTTGGATTTGGCGCCACCGTTAAAGTAACAGGTACAACAGTAGCCGATTGTGGTTTTGCAGTAGGTAATAAAATTTTAGTTGACGGTGACTTAGGCGCTGGTGTAGTAAATGTCCATGCTTCTTCTGCTATTACAAGTATTACACAGAACGCCGGTGACGTTGATATTCAGTTTGGCGGCGCTGGTTTCGCTGCTGCTACTACTGTTTCAATAAGATTAGCCTCAGCCGTTAAGTCAGCCAAGGTTCGTCCTTCATGGCGTGTAGTATCAGTCGCTCCCCCAGACGGCATGATTAACAGTATATCCGGCGGCTTACAGTATGAATTTACTTCATACAACTACCACACCTCCTCACTTCTTTCAAGTGCAACTCAGCACCAAGTTGAACTCAATTCAGTAGCCACACGTGCTCAGTGCATTATGAGTAGTTTTGTCAACACAGCCAACACAACAAAGGCTGGCTTTAGTAGTTATTTCGCTGGTGGTGTACCAAGTGAATTGAATCTTAACAGTGTTCAGTATTTCTTAAAGAACAGACTTCAGCCAGTTAGAGCATACGATCCTAATACAACCGGCCAGAGAGTTATTGCACAACACGAATTAGCCAAATCATTTGATTCTATATCTTATGAGGCTGTTGATTTAGGTAATACAGACGGTGCAAACCTTGACGTTTACACAAACAACTTTATGATTGGCCGTCAGTTAGCCAAGCGCCCTTATTACTATGACTTAAAGGAAGCCGAAGGACAGATTCGCCTAGGCTTCTCAGGAGTAAGAACAGATAACTTTACCATAAATACCTTTGTATGGAATAAATTCGTTCTTAATGTAGGAGCCGGTGCCGACATTGCAGTAGTACTTTAAATGCCGTAATTTATCAGTAATTTAATTTTTACTTAAAAAAATATCTTTTTATATATTCATTAAAAAAATGATTTATTTTAATGAAGACCTTGCAAAATATCTTAACGATAAAGAATTTTATGACCTTACATTTTTAGAACACGAGAAAAAATTATGGCTTGGCTATTTAGATTCATGGCTCAAGCGAAAATTTAAAACTGAAAAAAAGACAATTATAAAAAATGCAGAGATAGAATCTGCTAACAAACAATTAAAACTTATACAGACTTTAATAGACGCTTTTTAATTAGACTGCACCCATTAAGCCTTTAGGTTGGTCAGCCAATAATGCTTTAGGGTCAATGCCTCCACCGGCGGTCTGTAATGCAGCCTCTCCACTTTGTCCGCTTATTTCTGGGGGTGCTGCTTTCTTGTGTCCAATACCTTCAAAGAGACCAACAAGACCAGTAATTAATCCAGCGAATTCTCCAATTGGCCCGAGGAAATCAAGAGCCTCGCCGACTTCTGGTAATATACTTGACCCCTCACTTAAGTCACCACCCAGACCTCCTTTAATTGCAGATCCAATCTTTTTGGCTCCGTTAATACCTTTATCTATAATACTTGAATTATCGGCGGCACGACTGGCGATATTACTAGCGGCCCGGGCTACTCCTGTTTCTGGGTTCATAAAAGCCAAAGCGCCTTCTTCAACGTCACCAGGCGCAGCAAGAGAGGCTGCACGGCTTGCTGCTTCACCGCCTTCGTCGGCTGCACCTTCAGCGGCACTTCCTACGTTGGCTTCGCTTGTTGGTGCAGACGAAGTAGTTGAAGGCTCACTACCACCAGATTCTAAGGGCGTAGCAGTTCTAGTATTTAAAGCGTCCATTGGGTTGGCTTCTTCTGTACCGGCTGGGGCTTCTGCCTGACCGCTTTCAATGTTACTTGCTCTTGCTTCTTGTCCTTCAGCAGTTGCAGGATCGCTTTGTTCTGTTGCAGGTTGTGCTTCACTTGCTTTGGGCTCTGTGTGACTCTCTGGATCTTTTGCTTCCTCGTTTGCTTGTGCTTGTCTCTGCTGTGCGTTTGCGTTCATTCTTTCCTGTGCTTCTGCCGAGGGTTCGTCTGTACGTGCTAATTGGGTTCTATTACCCCCAGGAATTTCTGGCTCTTCTTCTATAGAGCCTAAGTCTTCTCTTGGTTCTACGGCTGCTCTACCGCCTTCTGGAGCAGGTTCTGGTGCTGCTTCGTCTGTTTCTCCAGTGGGTGCTCTAGTTTCGTCTTCGCCGGTTGGTCTTTGAAGTGTTGGACTGTCGCCTTCTGGTGCCGCCGGTTCTTCTGCTGCTGGTTCTTCTGCTGGTCTTTCACCTTCTGCTCCTGGGCGTTCTGCGCTTGTATTAGATTCACTGTCACCACCGCCAGTTTTTTCTTTAGCAAGTCTAGCCTGTCTGGCTTTGTATTTAGTGTATACTTTACGTCCCATGTGAAAGGCTGCACCTGCTGTACCTAGTTCGGCTCCTACACCTTCTATAGCGTCTTTTGCGTGTTGAAATCTTTCCTCTAATGTATTAGCCTTTCGTTCACTAATTTCGTTGTCTATATCATTTGTGTGCTGAATGCGTGCCTCTATATCGGCTGAGTGTTGGGCTAGTAATTGTTGTAATGCGGACATTTATTGATAAATTAATTTTATATTTTATTATTTCCTTAATTTTCATTTAATTTATTGGCTTCGGCTTCGTCTTTCAGTCTTTTCATTTCGTCTTTTTTACTGTAGACAACTTCGTCAAAATTACGTCTCATTTCCATACTGTCAACATTAAGAAAGCAGAAGTCAAATGGATCTTTTCTGCATTGCCTATAAAGATTCAAAAATTTTTTAGAACTTCCACCGAAGAAGTCATAACTCTCGCTAATCTTTTTTAATTCTGTGTCGCTGAGTTCTCCACAAATACACAACCCCATAGCCATAGTTCTCGTTATTGGTGTCAAAAATTTAAAATACTGAAGCGTTAGAATAATACTTAGGCGACTCTCTTTACCTGAGTGCTGATTAGTTATATGTCTATATCTGGTAACTAAACTACTGAATGCGTCTACCTTACCGTTTTTAGATTGTTTAAACGTTGTTGTAATTGCGTCGTCTAGTACTAATAAATAGCGGTTATCGTTTTCGTCGTTTTCAATCATTTCAATTATTTCATTTAGTAATGGCTCACTGTATTCGTCAAATACAAAGTCAAAATGCTCAACCATATTTTTATTAATTGGGTCATGCAGAGTAGGAGATATTAATATTTTAATTTGGAAATCGTCTCCATAAAATCTTGGTGAAAGTGTCAAATTGTTTAAAAGATTGGATTTTCCTGCTTTGACCCTTCCTAGGATTACTAAAAAAAATGGTATCGGTAGTAGTGGGTATTTGTCTACTATGTCCATGTTTTTTTCGTCAATAATTACAGGGTATACGCTTAAATCTCGGGGCTTATCATTAGATTTATTCATTATAATATAAAAATAGATTGTTTTTAAGATTAAATTTACATATTACTAACTGTAACATTCATAGAGCCATTAGGCATAGTCTTGGCGTTCATTACTCTAGTTGTACCAATGAAGTAATCGCAGTCTATTATACCGTCCTCGGCGTGGGCTATTTGGAAGTTATTAGCAGCAAACCAAGTTGAAGTAGTGGCTGCACATGGAGTACGTGAGAAGATTACTCTAATTGGATATTCGCCAATAAAGCGACCACCGCCTCTAACTACAGGCTCGCCGTTTCTAAGATCTAATGCTAATGGCTGGTAATGTCCTAAAAGGCCTGATTGTGGAGGTGAAAGCATAGAAGCACATGTAGCGGGGTCTTTAACATAAAGTGGCTTGACTACCTGTAAATCACGTCCTAAAACATAGGTTACGTTGTTATATAATTCAACTGGGTTAGTTACTGCACCGGCTGTATAAATATCTACACCGTTAACGTTAAACTGCACCTCATTAAGAGACTGTCCGTCGCAGCGCTGACCTAAAAGGACTTTGGTTACCGAAGTCTTTGGTAATTGTCTCATTAACTGGACGTAGTGTACTTCTTGATTAGTGAGGTTCAATCTATGTTCAATGGTCTGCTTTGTGTTGGCTGTGGCTGCGGTAACGGTCTTTTTAACGTTGTCAACATTTGTAAAAGCGATTTGGTAGCCACCTTCCTTGACGGTTTCCTCTAAGACAGCGTTTTGAATTCTTGAAGGTAAGATTAATTCGTCTAGTAAAAGTTCAACGTCGCTAAATAAAACACTATTAGCAGCGGCGGATAAGTTCTCTCCAGCACCGTAGTTATTCTGGGTAACGTCGTTAGCGAATTCGCCGGATTGTGACTCAAACTCAATAGTTAAATGAACCTTGTAATTAGTGAATAAGAAGGCTGGGAGGTCCCTGTCGTTTAACATTGGTAAGAGCATTCCTAGGGGAATACCAACGGACTGGTTGTTACCGGCTGTCTGGTTCAATTTCATTGAGTTAATGGCTGCTCCTGCGCCAGTATCTGGGCGGCCATAATTCATACCTGATAATGTAGCACTTGGCTCAATAGAACCAGTGACCTGACTATCAGCAGCCCCTGCATTTCCACGAACTTCATAGCGTAATTGGTTATGTAAATAATGCGCTAATTTTTTATCCTGAACCTGGGGAGATCTTGAGTATAAATGATTAAGGGCCGACCAGCGGTTGACGTTTTCAATTTTCTGTACTGAGAAATCACCTACCTGAAGTTCTACGCTTTTAATTGCACCTAAGAAACCGGAGAAACAGTTAACCCTAACGTTATCGTTTGCGGCGGCTGTAGTGTGGGCTTTAAATACAAGCATAGAGTTGCGGTCAATGTATGAACTTGAATCTATTCTAAATGTAAATCTATAAGGGCTAGAGACGATTGGATCAAGTCTTTCAGTTCTAATTTCCATATTACTCTCAAGGTCGGTAACCTGATAATCGGTGAGTCTGTTAATGTCGGTCATTTTTTTAGTATAATACTAAAATAAAATAATTATAAAAAGATATATTAATAGAATGGATTTTACTAAAGATATCTGTAATCGGCTGTGCGATTGGTTCTATCATATGTTTAAATTTGGTGACCCATTTAAAGTAGAGTGTGACTGCAAGTGCTGCGAAGAATGGAGAAAAAAAGATTAGTTTTCACTGTAAGCCATTAGTTTATCGTTAGAATCAAAAATCTTAAACACTTTAAATTTATTACCATAAGTACTTTTAATTTTGTGCATTTCTTGAATTACTTCCTGCTTATAATGATCGTTATAAGTTTGCTCCTCTTCTTCATTACAGTTAAACATAAAAATTTTAAAAAAGCCTTTTATTGCACCTTGGCTAACTAAATGCTTTTCTAACTCTGCCTTTTTCATTTTAGAATAGCCCTTAATCTGGTGGGCTTTCGCTATGTTTCGCAAATCCTTAACAAGCAT